GCCGAGCCCGTGGGTGGCCACGTGGGCGTTGATGGCGTCAAGCAGGGAGTCGCTCACGGGCACCGTGCGGCGGCTTCCGTGCTTCGGCTCATCGAAGCCGTACCCGTACTCGGCGCCGTTGCGCCCGGGCGTGGCGAGCTTGGCCGAGGGCGACCACTGCCACTCCACGCGGATGGCTCGCTTGAGGTACCACACGAAGTCGCCCTTGAGCCCGCACGCTTCACCGAGCCGAAGCCCGGCGCCGTACATCAGATCGACCGCGATGCGGTACACGGGCGGAAGCTCGGCCCGTACGGCGGCAATGTCGGCGGCGGTGAACACCTCGCTCACCACCTCGGCGGCGGCGGTGGTCTTCCGCACCCGCGGCATGCGGGCGAGGTACGGCGGGCGTGCCGTGTTGCGCGACATGCGCCGGGCGTTGACGGCGCCGTCAAGCACCATCGCTACCGTGCCCATCGTTTGCCGCACCGTGTTCGCGGCGAAGCCCTCAGCGATGAGAGTGGCCCGGAAGGCATCAAGGATGGCGGGCTCATCATCAAGCTCGCGAAGGTTCAACGCCCGCAACGCATCGGGCACCCGGGCAAGCTCGGTGCACCGCACCACGTACGTACGGCGCCGCGCCTTGAGCTTCGTGAGCTTGAGCCACCGATCAATCTCGGCGCCGAAGGTGGCGCCACGGGTGGCGGCGGGGATGCGCTCGGCAATGTCGCGCTCGGTAGCGATGCACCACGCCCGTGCCTTGCCCTCGGTGGGAAGGCCCGACTTCGAACGGTAGGCGCCGAGCTTGCCCGAGCCCGTGAGCTTGTGGGCATCCCACACGCGGGCCCGGTACTTCCCATCGTTGCGGGGGTCGGCTTCGATGATCCGGTCACGCGCCACGGCGGTGCGCCTTCGCTTCGGCGGCGGCTTCGGCTTCGGTGGCGCCGGGCATGCGCTCGCTCATCTCGGCAACGAACGCGTCACGCTCGGCCTTGACGCGCTCCACGTAGCGGGTAAGGGACTTGCGATCCCACTTGATGATGCGGGCAAGCTCGCCATAGGAGATGCCTTCCTCGTGAGCTTCGATGAGTAGCGAGTCACGGCGGTACATGGCCCGCTCGGTGTCGCGACAGGCCCGGGTGAGCCGTGCCCTCGTGTCGTGGGTTGCCATCGGTGCTACTTCCTCATGCCGGGCCCGTGCGGGCGGTGCGTGTTGATCCACCTACCAGGGTAGCACCGTGGGGCCGGTCATAGTGACCGGCTTGTGAACGAAATACCTTGTGCACGTTTGGGCAGCTAGGGGCACCCATAGGTGCCTATAGGTGCCCACGTTTGGCCGAAGGGGTTGACCTCGGCGGGCCGAGCGGGCAAGGGTGAGTGTGACTTTCCGCACGACACCCGCCGGGCCAAGACCCCGCCCGCTCGTGTCGCCCCGAGGTGTTGAGAGGAACCGACCCGATGGCTACCGCTAGACAAGCGCGGGCGCGCACCGATGAGCAGTGGTTGACCACCGAGCAGGTGGCCGAGCTAACGGGCTACGCGGCTAAGACCATCAGCAACATGCGCCACGAGAGTTACCCGGTAGAAGGCCCGCCGTGGCACCGTGGCCCGGGTGGGCGCCCGCTCTACAAGCGCGCCGAGGTGGTGGCGTGGATGCGGGCCAAGACCGCCGCCGTGGCGCCGAAGGGCAACGGCACGAAGCGCGCGAAGAAGCCCGCGAGATGATCCCCGCACCCGTCGCCCTCGTGGCGTTCATGGTCGCCCTCGTGTGTGGCCCGCTACAGCCCGCCACACGGGCCGTAGTCGGGCGCGAGGTGCAACCACCGCCGCCGACTGTCTACGTGCACGAGGGCGCATCGTGTGGCGAGTGGTGGCAACTAGCGGCCGAGGTGGGATGGCCCGAAGACCAGCTACCCACCGTCGATCGCGTGATGTGGTGCGAGTCACGGTGTGAGCCCACCGCGTACCACCGCGGCTCGGGTGCTTCCGGGCTCATGCAAGTGCTCGCTCGCTACTTCGCGCCGGGCGCCGATCCATTCGACCCCGCCACCAACCTCACGCGCGCCCTTGAGGTGTGGCGGGCTCAAGGGTGGCGGGCGTGGTCATGCTGGTAACGGTGGTGTTCACGTGGTCGGAAGTGCGCTTGAGCGCGGTGAAGGGCGTGGATCGCAACCTACGTGCGCTCTACAAGGGACGCCGCCGACTCTTCGGGCGCGACAGTGGATGGGACGAAAACATCATCGGCGCCCTCGGTGAAGATGCCGTAGCCAAGCACCTAGACCGCTACCCGAGCCGCGGGCCCGAGCTTGATTACGAGGGCGACGTAGGGCACGTGCAAGTGCGGGCCACCACGCACCCGCTCGGGCGGCTCATCGTGAAGCGTGAAGATGCGGACGGCGCCGCGTTCGTGCTCGCCCGGGTGACCGAGCCCGTGGTGGTGCTCGTGGGATGGCTCTACGGGCACGAGGCCAAGCGCGACCAGTGGTGGGAGCCCACCGCTCACTCGCCCGCCTACTTCGTGCCCGAGCACGCCCTTCGGCCCATGGATGGGCTACCGCCGACTCTGTGACACCCATGTAGTTGCATTGCGTACGAGAGGTGAGGGCCATGGCCGACGTGTGTTTCGACTGTACCGATGAGATGTGGGGCGAAGAGAACGCACCGCGCAATGACATGGTTCGCGACGGTGGCCCGGGCCATGTGATGGCCCTGTGCGAAGGGTGCGGGTATCACGCATTCAACGCCGAGGGCAAGCGCAAGTGTGGGCGCCCTCAAGCCGACTTCACCGATGATGCGATCGCGGTGACGCCCGGGTGGCCCTTGTGCTTCGTGTGCTTCCCTTCGGCCGATGAGGAAGGTTGATCGATGGGTGCGAGCTACTCCACGCTTGAGGAAGCGAACGCCGCGTGTGACGTGTTGAGGGACTTCGGCATCGTGGGCCACGTGGAGCGCGAACGGCCCGATGCCGAGGGCATCGAATGGTGTGAGGTGACCATCGTTGAGCTACCCGCGAAACTCATGGATACGGCGCGAGTTGTGGCAACGCCGCCGCGCCGTACCACGCACCCGGACACCACCGAGCTTGACGAACACGACTACGGCGCATCGACCATGTGGGATCGCGAGTGGGAGCGCGGCTATGGCGAGTGAGCTTGTGGAGTGGACACCCGCGCAGGTGGACACGTTGCGGAAGACCTACCTACGTGGCGTGCCCGATGCCGAGCTTCGTTTGTTCGCTGAGGTGTGCGGGCACCTCGGCCTGTCGCCCTTCCGTGACGAAATCACGATCGTGCCGCGCAAGGTTCGCGGTGAGACGGTGTGGCGCCATCAGCTACAAGTGCAAGGGCGCCGAGCGCTCGCGGCACGCACGGGCGAGCTTCGTGGCGTGCGGTGGGAGTGGTGCGGGCCACACGCGCCCGAGCCCACTAGCCCGCTCGTGTGGCAAGAGGTATGGCTAGAAGAGGAACCACCACACGCCGCCCGATGCATCGTGGAGCGCGAGCGGCAACTAACGGACGGCACGCTCACGCGCTGGCAAGTGGTCGGTACGTGGCCATGGCGCCGTACCCGCTCATTCTGGACACGCAACGCGAGCGGGCAAACGGTGGGCCCGTGGGCCGACATGCCCGATCACATGCTTGCGAAGGTGGCCGAGTCGAAGGCCCTTCGGGCGTGCTTCCCCGAAGTCATCACGCCCGAGCTCGCGGGCGAGTGGGACGACGTAGACCTAGAGTCGCCCTCGGGCGAAGCGGCGGCGGCGGAAGTAGGTACCTCACCCTCACCGCCGCCGCCGTTGCCCGAGCGCATGACGCCCGAGCAGGCCGAAGCGATCGGCCCGTTGCTCAGTGCGCTCGGTGTGAATGACCGGGCCGAGGTGCGCCGGTACGTCACCGCCATTCTTGGCCGCGAGGTGACCGACACGCGCACGATTACCGCCGCCGAGGCCGACCGCATCATCGACCAGGCCCGAGCCGATGCCGAAGCGTTCCACGGGCCCGAGCCCGAAGAGGTGCCCGAGCCCGAGCCCGAGGCACCCGTAGAAGGCCCGCATGAGCCCGTGTAAGTGGTGCGGGCACGATCACCGCACGCGGGCCGATGCCGAGGCTTGTGACGCCATCCACGGGCGCATGCGGGCGTACCCACCGGGCGGGCCCGAAGTGGTGTGCACCTTGTGCGGGTGGGAAGCCGACTACGCCGACATGCTTGACCACTTCCGCTACATGCACCGCGGCGAGCGCTGCTCCACGGGCGTGCTCGTGCGCCCGATTCGAACCATCAACACGAAGGGCGAGCTATGACCTTCTATCTCGTGCTCACGCGCGGCGGGTGCCGTGTGGTGAAACGACGCCCACCGCCGACGCCGGGCGAGTGGGTAGTGCAACTCACCGTGACCTACCCGCCGCCGCTACCCGTGCCCACGTTGGCCATCGACCTACCGGCCGAGCTTGTGCTTGAGCGTGTTGAGGCCGACGTGAGCCCGGGCCCGCCCGTGGGAGCGAACGCCGATGAGTAGCGAAGTCACGGCGCAAGACCTCACCATCGCTCACTCCTACCTCGTGGTGCCGCGGGCGCGCCGTGAGGGCTTCGAACGCCGGGCCACCGCCGAAGATGGCGAAGCGTGGACGCGCGACGGTGGCGTCACTGTCATGTGGTCGATCGCGACCGAGGCCGATGGGCGCCCGTGGTTGCACGCGTCGCTCGCTCGGCGCAACACGCTTCCGACCTACGCCGACATGCAACGCTTGCACAACGTGTTCGTTGGGGACAATCGCTACGCGTACGAGGTGCGGGCGCCGCGCTCGGTGCATGTGAACATTCACGAGCACGCGTTGCACATGTGGGCCGTCATGGATGGCGGGCCCGAGCCGTTGCCCGACTTCACCCGCGGGACGCGTTCGTTGTGATCGAAGGCAAGCGGTGGCGGTGCGATGCGAGCGGGTGCACGTACACGGGCCCGCTCACGCAATCCCACGTGCGCGAGCTATGCCACGGCTTCACGAAGTCGCGCACGGGCGGCGGCACGAACGCGGTGATTGCGCCGAGGTACACGGGCAAGACCTACTGCCTTCCGTGCTTCGGGCGCATGGAGCAAGGCGAGCAACTCGGCATGTTCGATGCCTAACCGCAACTACGCGAAGGGCTCGGCCGATGAGCGGGCGGTACGGCGCCACGCCGAGTCGGTGGGATGCGAGGTGGTGCGGGCGGCGGGCTCGCACGGCACCGACCTCGTAGTGATCGACCGCGGCCGCGTGTACGCCGTAGACGTGAAGCGCAACGCGTGGGCGAGCCCGGCATCCCGCGCCGAGATGGCCCGAGCGTGGCGCGGGAAGGGTGCGCCGTGGCTCGTGATGGTGCGCGCCGGGCCCGGGCACGCCCGCACCTTCACGTATCGACGGGTGAAGCTCGGCGGGCGGATGGGCGAGCCCGTTGACCAGGCACCATGGCTCTAGACCCTGTGAATAACGTTGTCCACAGCGGTGGATAACTAAGAAATCTCACTGCCCATAGGCGCCCATAGGCACCCATAGGCAACGCCCGACTATGCACACCATTGACAGAGCAGGTAGGGGCATATGAACTACCGTCAAAATCTCCACCTCGCCCGCGGCTTCCACGTGAGCCGTGCGCCTACCGGCGCCCGGGCCGAGCCCGAAGCGTTGCCGTCAACCCGTAGGCCGAAGGCCGAAGGGGCGACAGTTCAGTCAAGGCGGGCAACGTGACCGGGCGGGCCGACCGCGAGGCCCTCGTGATGCCTTGCCCTCGGTGCCATGCCGCGCCGGGTGAACCATGCGCCGGGCTTGATGACGGCGCGCACACCGCCCGGGTAGCCGCGTATCAATGGGCCGCGCGTGAAGGTCATCTTGACCGACCCGAGCACGAGCGCGCCGCCGTGGCCAGGATCATCGCGAGCGTGCGTGAGGGATTCGCGGCACGTGGTCGGAAGTGTGGTAACGATGCGCCCGTACGTGACCACATAGAGCGAAAGGGGCCCGCATGCCCGCTACCGCTTCCGCACCCGCCCGCCGAGGGAAGGCCCGAGGCCGAGCCGCATCGGACTTGCGAATCGTGAGCACCGATGGCAAGACCACAACGAAGCTCAAGCCCGCCACCGATGAGAACGCCCGCAAGTACGCACCGTGCCGCGTGCTCGGCCACGCGTGGCGCCACGTAGGCCGCGCCGATGGTGAGGGCGATGCCACGCCTTCGGGTGCATACGGCTCTATCGGGTGGGTGTCCACATGCTCAGAATGCGGCATGCGCCGGGTGCGATGGTTCGCGCGTTCGGGCATGGTTGCCGCGCCACCTTCGTACCGCCCGCCCGAGGGCTACTCACGGCACGGTGATGACAGGCTCACCATGCAACAGTGGCGCCGTACGTGGGTGAACGTGCTCGGGTTGGACAAGTGACGACGCACCGCTACCCGATCGTGGTCACGGTGCGCTCGGCCACCGAAGGCGGGCGCGCCGATGCTGAGGCCTTGAGCGATGCCGTGTACGAGGCCCTCGTTGACGCCATCGAAGACATAACCATCGACGGCATCGCTGACCACGCCACGAAGGATGATGAGGTGGAATGGACCGCTGAGGTTACGGGCGTGTCGCTCGGTGATGGCGAGTGACTGAGCGACTTGTAGTGATCGGCCGCGATGGCGTGCTACGGCTCTACGCCATCAACGGCTCGGGCCCGATCGAAGTGGGCACGCTCACCACCGGGCCCATCGATGACGAGACGGCCGCGCTCGTGGGTTGCGCCTTCGCTGACTTGCGCGCGGCGGTGACCATGGATCGGCCCGTTGTCTCTTCGAAGCCTTCGGGCATTCGCGCGACCATGCCGAGCGCGTCTGCGCGACCGCTGGCGCGACCATTGCCGAGCGGGCCACGTACGGGCGGGCTACGGCTTCCGGGTGTGCGTGGTGCCGCGCCCGACCCTGGCTCACTCAACGGGCGCATACGGGCGTACCTCACCGAGCACGGGCCCTCAACGGTGGTGGACATGCTCGGGCCCGTGCGCGCCGAAGCCACCGAAACGAAGTCGGCACGGCAACGCGTGAGCACGGCACTGGCCCAAATGCTCGCCACGGGCACGGTGATGAGACAGGGCGCCGGGCGTAACTCGGTGTGGATGATGGCGCCGTGACCGACTTCGGCACCACTTCGTTGCCACCCTTCACGGCGCATGAGCTTGAGGTGCTCGCAACGGCCGTCATGCACGCCCTCACGGTGGTGGAGGGCGTGAGCCCGCAAGCGCTGACACGCGAACAGTCGCGCGTGTTGGCCGAGCGGCGGGCCACGCTCATACACCTCGCCACCGTCATCACTCAAACGCGCTTCGGCATAGAGCCCGCGGCGTCACAATGGCCGAGGCTTCTACGTGGCGACCGCTCCACGTAGGCCGCGCACGAAGCCCACGCCCGGGCGCGACGTGCGCGACGGTGGGCCCGATCACATGGACTTCACCGAGCTAGTTGACGCCATCACGGCATGGCGCGATGCCGCCGATCATGCCAACGGCGCCCGCTCACGTGAGGAAGAGGCCCGCGTTCGGCTCGTGGCCGCGCTCAAGCGTGTTGGCATTGTGGGCTTCGTACTGTGAGCACCATGGATGACGCCCTCCTAGACATGGTGGCGCACACGATCCACCGCATTGACCACGAGCCCACCACCACCCGATGCGGGCTAGAGCTATCGGCGCCGTACGCGAAGGGCAACACGGGCCACCTCCTAGCGAGCGTGCTAGAAGCGGGCTCAAGCGTGAACCTATGCACCGAGTGCTACCCGGAGTTTGCCCACGGGCTCGCTTGCTAGCAGGGTGGTTGCATACGCAACGGCTCGGGTGGGAACATGCGGGCCATGGCATCCACGAAGGCGAGCGACACGCCGCCCACGCCCACGCCCGAGCCCACGCCCGAGCCCACGCCCACGCCCGACGCACCCGCGGCCGACATGAACGACGCCGCCCGGGCCGAGCTTGACCGCAACGGCCGATGACTGAGGCTCAAGGGTGGTGGCTCATCGTTGAGGTGGGCATCATCGCCCTCGTGTACGTGCTCACCTTCCTCATGGGCCGCATGCGTCCACGCCCGTGAGCACGTTGGACGGGTGCGAGGTACGTGACTACGTGGTGCCCGCCGTAGGGCTCACCTCGCTACGCATGAACAACGAAGCGGCGAACGCCGAGCACGTGCGCCGTGGTGAGCCCGAGCAGGTGGCACCCTCGGGCGAGCTACTCGGTGACGCCATCGCATGGGTCAACACGTGCGGCGGTGTGGTGGTGGTGCCCGGTGCCGAAGCCCGGACGTGACCGAGCACCGTGGCGTACCGCCGCCTACCTCGCGGCAGTGCGTGCGCTCAAGGCCAACCCTGACACGCCGTGCGTGTGGTGCGGTGCGATAGCAACCACCATCGACCACGCCATACCCGTTGCCCTCGGTGGTGGAGATGGTGACCTCGTGCCCTCGTGTTGGCCATGCAACGCGAAGCGAGGTAGCAAGCTAGGCCACGCCATCAAGCGGGCACGGCGGGCGGCGGCGGTAGGTGCAAGCGCAACGATCGCGAATGCCTCGGTAGTTGCAAGTGGTACGGTCGCGCCGAGCATGTCTCACAAATCGCGACTGAACGGTCGCGGATTCTTAGACACGAACACACAGGACCCCCCTGCCTTCCGGCAAACTCTCCCCGGGACCGACCCTCCCCCGAGCCGCGTGTGGTGACGCCCGCCCGCTAGTTGCACTTGCAACGGTGCGCCGGTAGTTGCACGTGCACCGATCGCTCGGGCGTGGTTGCATGTGCAACGATGCCGCCCGAGCCCGCCCGCCGCCGAGCTAAGCCGAGCCAAGCTCCACGCCGCCGAGCTTGCCCGCCGCGTGCCGCCACCGCCCGCACGAAGCGGCGCACCCTCGGGCCCGAGGTTACGAAGCTCGCCCTCGCTCAAGGGTGGGCCCTCATGCCGTGGCAACGCCGGGTGTTGGACACCGCACTAGAACGGCGCCCGGACGGCACGCCCGCCTACCGCACGGTGGTGGTCACGGTGCCACGGCAGAACGGCAAGACCACACTCTTGTGGTCGCTCATGTTGTGGTGGTCGCTCAACACGCGGGACAACATCATCATCGGCACCGCTCAGACCGGCATCGAAGCCATGGACAAGTGGCGCGAGTACGTGAACGTGGTTCAGCACGGGCCGTACGCCAACCACGTGGCCGAGGTGCGCTACGCGAACGGAAGCGAAACGATCACGTGGGATACGGGCACCTCGCACCGCGTGCGGGCGCCGAGCCCACGAGCGGGCCACGGTGTCACGCTTGACCTCGGCGTGATCGATGAGGCTTGGGCCCTTCGCGACGAAGCCGTCATACAGTCGATGCGCCCGGCAATGGCCACCCGCCCGAAGGGGCAACTGTGGATCGTGAGCACGGCGGGCACGTTGGACAGCGTGCTACTTCGGCGCCACGTGGAGCTAGGACGGCGCGCCGTGAACGATGGGCTCACCGAAGGGCTCGCCTACTTCGAATGGTCGGCGGGCGATGAGGGTGACGCCGCCGCCGAGGCCACGTGGTGGGATGCCATGCCCGCCATGGGCCACACGATCACGCCCGAGGTGGTCGCCCTTGACCGCGAGTCGATGACGCCGGGCGAGTTTGAGCGGGCGTACTTGAATCGGTGGACCGACACGAGCGAAGCCGCGATACCGCCGCACTTGTGGGCCGCGGTGCTCCACGATGACGCCGCGCCGGGCGTACCCGTGTGGCTCGGCGTGGACATGACGCCCGAGCGTGATGCCGCCGCCATCGTGGCCGCGGGATGGTGGGGCGAGCGGGTGGCGTGCGAGGTGATCGACCACCGCGCCGGTACCGAGTGGTTGGCCGAGCGGGTGAACGAAGTGTGTGCACGCCATCACGTGGCGGGCGTGGTGCTTGACGCCACCGGGCCCGCCGCCGCCATGGTGGGCGACCTCAAAGAGACGCCCGTGCTCTACACGTACCGCAACATGCAACACGCGAGCGCTCAACTGTTCGACGCCATCAACTACGGCGCCATCGGCGTGCGCCCTCACGCCGGGCTCGGCTCGGCGGTGCGTGGCGCGGCGAAGCTCGGGCAAGGCGACTTGTGGCGGTGGGGCCGCAAGCGCTCGGCCGCCGACGTGAGCCCGCTCGTGGCCATGACGGTGGCGTACTCGCAATGCCGGGCCAACCGCGGCGGCTCGCTTCGGGTCTGGTAGGCGGGCACGGTGCCCGGGTGATCTCACCCTCACGAGGCTCGTGGGATGCCCGAGCACCGCGCCCGTGGGCACCGTAGCGGGCCCTCAGTGGCGTTCTAAGCCACGCAAGCGGCTTCCGGGTGTCATCACACCGGGCATTCGACCAGGGCAAACGTAGGCCCGACCAGGCCCGACGTTATCCACAACCTGTGGATAACGGGCCCGGGCGCACCGCGGTGGCGAGCGGCCGGAGGGACTACCCGTGTGGACACGAGGCACCCGGACCGTGGCCGAGGGTAGTTGCATGTGCAACGATGTGGGTGTGGTGGCCCGCCGAAGCATGTTCCGTTCAGCCCGGCAACCATCGCCCACGCCCGTACGAGGTGGCGCCATCGGTGGGAACGGTGGCGGGCTCGGTACCGCCACCGTTGATGGTTCGGGCCGCATGTTGTGGGCGGGTGGCAACACGTGGCCCGTGAGCGGCGAGGGCGCGCCCGTGGTGGCCACGCCCGCCACCACGCTCGGGCTTCCGGCCGCATGGCGCGCGGCCAACTTGATCGCGGGCACCGTGTGCCAGCTTCCGCTACTTGACCGGCAAGACGACGGCGGTGTGTGGCCCACTCGCCCGATCCTTGACGATCCGTGGCCCGTGATGGGCCGCGCCGAGTGGCTCACCTACCAGACACACGCCGCCATCATCCTCGGTGACGCCATCGCCCTACCGGCCGACTTCGATACCGATGGGCTCGCCCGGCAACTCGTGCCCATTGATCCGCGGTGGGTGAACGTGCGCCTTGATGACGCCACGGGCGCGGTGCTCTATGACATCTTCACCACCGAGGGAGTCACCACCCTCGGGCGTTCGGACGTGTGGCACGCGAAGGGCTTAGTGCTCACGAGCGACGGGTTGCGCGGCATCGGCGTGGTGTCTGCCATGCGTGGCGCGCTTGAGGGCGCCTTGCAACTCCAACGGTACGGGCTGAACGTGTACGCCGCGGGCGTGCCCTCGGGCATCGTGAAGGTTCATCTTCGCGAGGTGGCGCAAGATCAAGCGAGCAACATCAAGGCAGACTGGCTTACCGCCTTCCGCGACCGCACGCCCGCCGTGCTGAGTGAGTTGATGGACTTCACGCCGATCGCGTGGAGCCCGGAAGACGCGCAGTTTCTTGAGTCACGCCGCATGAGCGTGGCCGATGTGGCGTTCATGTTCAATCTTGATCCGACCGACCTAGACACCTCGCTCGGTAGCTCGCTCACCTACGCCAACCGCGAGCAACGGGCGTACGAGCGACTGCTAACCAGCATCGGCCCGCTACTCGTGCGGCTTGAGCAGGCCTACCGCTTCGTGCTTCCTCGGCAACACCGCGCGCAGTTCGACCGCTCGGTGGTGTTGTGGTCGGACGCGCAGACGCGCGCCGTGGTCGAACAGACTGAGCTAGCAAACGGCGCCATCACGCTCAACGAAGTGCGCCGGGCCAACGGGCGCGAGGCCTACGGCAAGTGGGCCGATGAGCCGTTCGGCAAGCCACCGAGCGCAACGCCGCCACCGCCGCCGCTTGTGACGCCGCCGCCCGATCCCTCGCTACCGCCGTTGCCCGCCGCCTAGGAGGTGTGCCGCCCATGCCCATCGAACACGTGCGCTCCCTCGTGGTGAGCGACATGGAGATAACCGGCCGCACCCTTGAGGGCCAAGCGTTGCGATGGGACACGCTCTATCGCGTGAGCGATGACGGGCGCCGCTTCTATCAAGAGGGCTTCCGCCGTGGCGCCTTCGGTGACGCCATCGCCCGCCGCTCGTGGTTCGAGCTACGGCCCGAGCACGCCGATGACCGCATCGGCGCCGTTGCGTTCCACGAGGGCGCCGATGGGCTCGTGTTCTCAGCCACCATGGAGCCGGGCGACCGCGGTGACGATGAGTTAGAGCTAGTGCGCTCGGGCCGTCGCTCGGGCGTGAGCATTCGCTATACCGCGCTGGCCAACGAACGCGGGCGGGCGGCACCGCCGTGGTGGCGTACGAAGGTCGATCTACGCGAGTTGAGCTTGACGGCGCGCCCTCAGTACGGGCCCGATGCCAAGGTCTTGGCCATGCGCTCGCACGCCCTTGAGCGTGATGCCGACGTGGCCGCGCTGCTTGACTGGACACCGCCCACGGTGTAACCATCTCGCTCGGGTAGTTGCATGTGCAACGGCCCGGGTGCGTGGTGGGTGAGCAAGGGCCGCGCGGGCAACACGTCCGACTTCCGTTCACCCGAGGTGCTCGCCATGCCTGGTTTGCTCGACCGACTCAGCGCGCAATACACCGCCGCGCAAGACCGCTACCGCTCGCTTGAGAACCTCGTCACCGAGGCCGACCGCGATCCCACCGAGGTGGAAACGGGCGAGCTTGCCACGCTCACCGAAACGATGCGCTCGCTCCAGCCACGCATCGAAGAGGCCGCGGACATGGAGCGGCGGCTTGCCAGCACGAACACCGTGATCGGCTCGGTGCCCTCGGGCCCGGCGCCCGCCCGCCGTGATGGCCCGGCGCCACACGCATCGCGACAGCCCGCCGAGGCCTTCCGTTCGTGGGGCGAGTACGCACACGCTCAGGCCATGGGCCAGGTGGACACCGAAGCCCGCGAGGCCATCGATGATGCCGCCTTGAGCTACATGGTGGAGCACGCCCGGGCCCTCGTGGACGTGACCACCGCCGACGTGCCCGGCATCGTGCCGCCTATTTGGATTCGCACCATCGCGGACACCATCTCGGCCGCTCAACCCTTCGTGCAAGCGTTCTCACAGATGCCGCTTCCCGATGTGGGCATGACACTCACGTACCCGAAGCTCGCCACCCGCCCGCTCGTGGGCAAGCAGACCGCTGAGAAAACCGAGGTGCCCTCACGCAAGACCACCATCACGAGCGCGACCGCGAACGTGGTGACCTACGGCGGCGGCGAAGACGTGAGCGTGCAAGTGTTGCAACGCACCG